GGATAGTCAGGGAACGCTGGACAAGTACATTGGTGATGCACAGATGGCTTTCTGGAACGCACCACTCGACGACAAGGACCATGCTCTTCATGCGGTTGAAACGGGTCTCACAATGCTAGGAAGTCTCAAGGCATTCAATGATGAGGTAACGAAGGAAGGTATTCCTGCGTTTGGAATGGGTCTCGGCGTGAATACTGGTACCGTTGTTGTGGGTAATATGGGCTCGACTCAACGGTTCGATTATACCTGCCTCGGAGATTCGGTGAATCTTGCCTCTCGCTTGGAAGGTCAGTCGAAGCCCTACGGCGTCAAATTTGTAATTGGTCCCATCACGCGAGAATATGTGAAGGACGTGTATCCCACGCTAGAACTAGATTGCATCGCGGTAAAGGGTAAGAAAGAAGGTGTGAAGATTTACACGGTATTTGAAAAGGGCACACGCGTCTACAGCAAATCCCATGACAGTTTCATGACTTACTATCGGGAGCGCAATTGGAAAAAAGCAAAAGAATTGGGAGTTGATTTAAAAGCTCACATGGATTTCCTCAATGATTACTACGACATGATGCTGGAACGCATTGCTGACCTAGAAAAAGCGGATCCTGGACCATCCTGGGATGGAGTTTTTAGAGCTACTTCAAAGTGACCGTTGTCAATCAATCACTTAGGACATTCTTAGTGTTTTACTTTTAGTCTGGGTGTTGTATGATTGTATCATAATGAAAGCCATCACCTACAAGGGAGTTTATTCTCCAATCGTCAAGAACAACGGTATTGCCATCACGATCATCGTCGCAAAGGGCGATGCGAAAGGCAGCACTCAGATCGTCAGTTACAAGGAATTCTCTTCTCGCCAGCAGAAAATGCTTAAGCGGAATGTGACTCATACGGATTACAAGGAAGTCAAAAATCTAATGACAGGTACTATCGTCAAGATTCCAGTGGATACTCCTCATTCCTGCGACCCTTCCGGCGAACTTTATTGGACGATGTAAGGATATCAACAACTTAGGTAATTCTTTGTGATTTACTTTCGCGCTGGGTGTTGTATGATTGTACCATAATGAAAGTCAAACATATCGTCGCAATTCTTGCCCTTACCGCTACCGTTTCGGGTCAAAATATTGACCGCTTGGTGGAAGCGCTGGTTCGTACCGAAAGCAACGGTAACGCTGCTGCCATCGGCGACCGCGGTAAGGCGCTTGGAATCCTTCAGATTCACGCGGTGATGGTCCAGGACTTCAACCGCATCACGGGTAAGAATTACAGGCATGCGGACATGTTTGACGAAATCACATCTCGTGAAGTCGCCAAAGGGGTTCTGAATTTTTACTCGAAACACATTGAAAAAACCACGAACCGTAAAGCCACTGAGAAAGAACTCGGCTTCATCTGGAACGGTGGCGGTGGTTCTTGGCGCCGAGTGGCTTCTCCAATGTCCGACACCAAGCAAAAGAACCTTGAAGCCTATTGGGCCAAGGTCTACAAAAACCTAAAGTAATAAATAACCTCTGAAAGCATCGTTTCAAAAGAGCTTACTTTCACTCAGAAGTAGATCATCGATCAACTACGACCACTCATGGTGGTTTATCTCTTATAAAGAATCTTCTTTGAGTAGGCTCCTTTGAAACGATGCTTTTGTTGTTTACATTTGACTGAATTCACTTTAATATATCTACATAATGAAAAAATACACATACGCTGAAATCAAGGATACGCTGAAAAATAATAATCTGGTACTGATCAACTTTACTAAGGTTGATGGTACGGCTCGGGCACTTCGTGGAACTCTGGATGCTTCTATTATTCCTGGTGACCTTATGCCCAAGGGTGAGAAGAAACTGAATCTGAATCTGTCGGAAGACACAGTTCGCGTGTACGACGTCGATAATGAGGGCTGGCGCTCTTTCCGAGTGGATTCAGTTACCTCTATTGAGACCCTCTAATATGTCCGTCGATCACATACTCAAATCTGCTGCGGCAAAGAACCGTAAGAAAGGTCGAAAGTCGAACCATGGCATTGCTGCGGTCGACTCCCGCTACACAGGTGAGGAGCCAATCTGGGATGGTTGGGAGACCTGGCCAGTAGAACAATTCTGGAAGGAGTATTCTCGGTCCTTTAATTTCTACAACTATTACTCCACCGCAAAGGACAGCAAGCCAGCCGTGCTAGAATGGATGGTCAACAATGGTTACACGAAGGAAGATATTTCTGCAGTGAAAGCTGCTCCAGATTATTCTCCTGGTATGACGGCAGGTACTCTTTGTACCTGCATGAATAAAGGAATGCCAACATTTCATCCTGGAATCAATGACTACCTTAAGTCACTTCGGAGCGATGCATTACCTCAGATTGCCTGCGACATCTTTGTGAAAGAAGCAATTGCCACTTCAATCTTTGAAGGCAAAAAGCTGAAACATCGAGATGCAGTGGAAACTATTATTGCTGAAAAGCCAGCTGGTATTTCTCCGATGGATCGCCTCAAGGCCAAATGCACAAGGACCATGATTATGGATCTTGATGTGCTTATGGACGAATGGTGCGACTCTGCTAATGAAGTACGAGTCATTCCAGTCTATAAGACGATGCAGCAGTATGAACTTCCTGCTGCAGCATGCACTTTTGTGGAAGACTATCTTAAGAAGTTGCTGAATGAAATGACTGATGCCCACACGGGCGCCAGTGAGTATCTTGCTGAAGCGTATAGTTTTTATACGAAGAAGCAACTGCTCATGCGCATTGATGCTCTGGCCACAATGATTGATGATCTCACAATGTTTAAAACGAGCGTCAAGGCTGCCAAGGTGCCGCGTGAGAAGAAACCCACGGCTGCCACAAAGCAGATTGCAAAGCTCCAGTACCTTAAGCATAGCGAGGAATTCAAGATTACCTCAATCAATCCTATTCGGATTGTCGGCGCCTACCGGCTCCTCGCCTTTAACGTAAAGACTCGGATATTGTTTGACTATGTTGCCACTGTGACAGGTGGTTTTATCATCAAAGGTACTACAATCCAGAACTATGATGAGGTAGCCTCCCGCTGTATCCGTCTCCGTAAGCCCGATGAATTCATTCCTATTGCTGTAGGAAGCACAGAGAAACAACTTGAAAAGGCGTGGACTCAACTCACCACAAAGATTGCAAAACCAAATGGGCGTATCAATGGCGACATTGTGCTCCTCAGAATACTATAAACTATGGATACTCCAGTAACACAACCACCCGACGTTATGGCCATTGCTCGAATGGCATCCGTGATCGTCGGTAGTAAAGAATCGGTGCTATCAAAACTGAACGAATTGTATCCTCTTGAAGTCAAGAGTGACGCAAATCCAACGCCGAAGTTCTATTCCGATATGAGCTTCGAGGCTCAATTGAACAAACTTTTAAACTTTAATAAGTATAAGAATAGTCATTTTGTCTATGGCATTATGTATTACCATCAGTCGGAATCAACTCCGGAGATGACTCAGATGGCAAAAGATATGAATATTCCAGAAGACGTTCGGACTTACAGAATTCAGCGCGTAGAACTTCACCGCTAATACTACCATGCTCGACAACATCCTGACAAAAGCCATCGTAACACAACTTGTGGAGAACCTTGTTCACACCGAGAAGATGACCTATATGGAGGCTGTCCTGCATATCTGTAACGAACGCCTCATTGATCCATTAGACATTGGCAAGTTGATTGGTCCCACAATTAAAGCAAAGATTGAGGCAGAAGCAATGTCTGCAAATCTACTTCCAAAGAACAATTCACTTTCGAGTTTTATTTAACAATGTCTTTTCTATTAGACACGCCTTACACTCCGTGCTTTATAAGAAATCAATTCTTCTTTGACGAGCAAGAAGGTCATGGTGAATTTACCCGTGGTTTTGTTTTTGGATTTAGAGCAGAGCCGCACGGCGTACCAGTGTTTCAGGTCATGCTTGAAAATGGAGCACAATGGGCCAGAGTGCCAGTGCACATGATCTGCAGTAAACCATGCGATCCATTACCACTGGATATATGCGTATGGTGGGATGGTTTTAGTAGATGCAGTACCGTCCATCAGTTTAACTTTCTAAAAAATATGCCCGTTGATTGTTATGGAAGAGATAAAATAACTCGTAGGGGCAATTACATATTTACAATTGACTGGGCGAAAGATGGATGGTCGGAAATACCGGATCAGCATAAAAATCACCATATTATCAGTTTAAATACTGGTCAATGGGTGGCCTATCCTAACAATAAAACAGTTTGGCCAGATAATAGCTGGATTAACCCAGAAGTAAATTTTAAGTGGAAAAGCCCAAGTAAAAGTTACAGTGTCGAAAGCAATCCAATAAAATGCAGCCCTGGGACGCCTACCTGATATATAATAGTATCAAACTACATTTTGAGAGCGATTCTTATGACGCGATCAAATACAGTTTTAAGACTTCTGCAACTCAGAAGTCGTTCTTTCAACGTAAGGACAAATACTTCTTTGCTAAATTGGCCAAGAAGTATCCTGACAAACAGATTTTGATTGACTTCCTGGTCGCAAACTTCGCATCCTTGGATACGAGTAAGTGCTGGGCGGGCAATCTAGTCGAACAGTCTGCAGAGGATAACTACAAGTTCTATCTGAAAAGGATAGAATCGATGAGTTATTTCTTTGCGGATCAAGTAGACAGACTGGTGGGGCAATGTAAGGGTAGTGGGCTTTCATTCGATGACTTATTTAAGTCTGAGAATGGTGCTCATCCACGAATTGCCACATTGGTGATGGACAAAACTATTGAGCTTGAAACCTTGGTAGTTCTAGACATTATGGTGGGCTTTATGAAACGCTCAAAGATTACAGAGACCATTCTATGGCCCGAGTTTTCCAAGAAAGTTCTGAAGTTTAAGCCATTCCTCAAACAGAAAGTAGACATAAAAAAGTTGCGAGAAATCGTGCTTTTAGGGTTTACAAATAGGGAATAAGTGATACTATCATATACGTTACTCATACAACCTCAATACTAAAAATACTATGTCATTCGCAGATCTCAAAAAGAATCGTGCAAACGAAATCACTAAGCTTACCGCCCAGGCCCAAAAAGTTGGAGGAAGCCAAGAGAAGAAATCCTATAACGATGATCGTTTCTGGTCACCAGTCGTAGACAAGGCGGGTAATGGTTATGCCGTTATTCGTTTCCTTCCCACCCCAAAAGGTGAAGAACTTCCATGGGTCCGTTATTGGGACCATGGCTTCAAAGGCCCAAGCGGTCGTTGGTACATCGAAAATTCTCTCACCTCGATCGGCCAGCCTGATCCTGTTGGCGAGCTGAATACTAAACTCTGGGCAACTGGACGTCAGGAAGATCAAGATCTCGTACGTTCACGTAAGCGCCGTCTCCACTATGTCACAAACATTTTGGTAATCTCTGATCCAGCCAACCCTGCAAATGATGGAAAGATTTTCCTTTACAAGTTCGGTAAGAAAATCTTTGACAAGATGCTGGATCTTATGCAGCCATCTTTCCAAGATGAAAAGCCAGTCAATCCATTTGACTTCTGGGCCGGTGCGGATTTTAAACTGAAGATTCGTAATGTCGAA